TCATTTCATTGCTCCCCAGCCTCTGAGCAGACCAGTCAGGCAGTCTACAAAGTAGTTGATGTCGTCTGAGATGATGACCTCATACGGTGTGCCGCGCAGTATCGACTTGATCTGGAAGTCAGCCTGAGCGTCAGTGAGCTTACCGCCCTTCCGTTTTAGCTCGACGAAGGCAAAACGACAGTCTGGCATATCGTGGAAGACCAAATCGCCGACGCCTTTCTTCACACCCATCTTCTGAAGGCGCTTGTTTTTATATGCTCCCTCATTGGGAACTGAAAAATATTCGCCGATCCAGTTGCCACGGTCGAGCCATTGGCAGACGCCGATCTGAAGCTGTGCCTCGGTCGGTCGGATCATTTTCATTTCTCATCCTCCCAGACAAAATCATCGTCTCCAAGCTCGATTCCGATTGCGTTGGCAGCCTTATACATCTCAAGATGATAGGCAACTGGGACGGATTTTCTGCTGCGCCACACTCGATATAACTCAGGTGTTACGCCCAGGCTGACGGAAAGCCGTTGGATCAATTTTTCATTTTTCATTCTACATCAATATATCAGTCTGAAATTAAATGCAATAAAAATGTTACAAAATGCAATTTACCTATTGACTGTAATTACAAATTGAAATACATTGTTAATCGAGGCCAACGAAACACAACTTGGGAGACAGAAAATGACAAACGCATACATCGCAAGACAAGCACAAAAAGAAGTTCCAGTCTGGGACTTGGTTGATGCCACTTCAAACTTCGTTATCGGTTACATGACTTCATTCCCCGGTGAAGGCCCTACCGCCACGGTACGCTTACATAAAGGCGCTGAAGGCGTTACGGTACAGGCAGGCTCCCTGCACACTTGCTTGTATCTGGCTCGGGAAGCCTACGAAGGCTTGTATGATGCAAACGAATGTGGAGCCGAAGACTACGAGTTTATCGAAGACGAAGACGGTGAGATTGCTGCCATGAAAAACGCAGAATATGAAGCCGAGAAGTTTTCTCCCCGCTACGGCTACAACGACGAGGAGCCTTTCTTTAATTAAACCTCTAACCCATCGGGCTAAACGCCCCCATCCCCGGAGCCGAAAGGTTGGCCGGGGATGAAAGGTAGATAAACAACTTGGGAGTTGAAATTATGCAAAACATTATCGTTATTACAAAGAATGTAAGAGCCAAGAAATTCAATGTTGACCTCTGGGCTCCTAACACTGGCCGCACCCGCGACGGATACATGAGCGTTGGTAAAGCCTTCGGCGTCGGCATCAGAGCCGCGAAGAAAGAAGCCACGCGCCTTGCCGAGCTTTATGGCGCAACCATCGAAAACAAGTATCAGGAGCAGAAATAATGGCTTTACCAAAAGCAATTACAACCGCTCTAAACAAGCGCATTGAGCCACAAGCTCACCAGCCGCAGCCTACGCAGTATCAATTCAGCCATGCTGACCTTGTACGCCTCAAGTACGACGGGCGCATTCCTGATGGCGTCCTTGAGGCTGCTCAGGCGCGTGATGCAGAGGAGGCGGCATGAAAGACCTCTGCGCTTGGATAGAAACTTTCGACGACGTTTACAACCGCCTCTGTGATGCTGGCATGACTTGCAAGGACGCTGCATCACTAGCTGAATTTTCAGCACGGCATTCAGCCGAAAACAAGGGAGAAACCAATGACTACATCGACCAATAAATCCATCAACGAGGCATTCGTCGCCGCACAGAAGCTAATCGGCGGTGCGCGGAAGTCTTCGACCAACCCGCATTTCAAGAGCAAGTATGCAGACCTCAAAGAGTGCTTCAACGCTTGCTCTGACATCCTCAACGATCACGGCATCCATATCAGCCAGCCTACCATGCAAGAAGGCGAGCTCTTCGTCATTCGCACCATCCTGACGCACACCAGCGGCGAGACGATGCAGGACTTCGGCGTCCCGATTGTTGGATGGGCAGGCGCAAAAAATCCTGCCCAAGCATTCGGCAGCGGTCAGACCTACGCTCGGAGATACGGACTTTGCGGCATGGTCGGCATTGCACCTGAAGACGACGACGGTCAAAGCCTGACCCAAGACGCTCCAAAGCAGGTCGCCAAGATCGACGCCAAGCAAGCCGTGCAGCTTAATGACCTTGCAACTGAGCTTGGTGCAGACAAGTCTAAATTCTGCGCCTACCTCGGAGTGGAGTCATTTGAAGAAATCAACGCCAACCAATTTGCGATTGCCTTGGCAGCACTTGAGCAAAAACGCAAGAAAGAGGAGACAGTATAATGGATCAAGGCTCACAGGAATGGTTTGAAGCCCGCAGGGGCAAAGTAACCGCATCACGGGTCGCAGACGTAGCCGCCAGCACAAAGGGTGGCTGGGGCGCAAGCCGAGGCAACTACGAGGCACAGTTGATAGCCGAAATCCTGACCGGCGAGGTTGCCGATAGTTTCACCAACGCCGCAATGGAATGGGGCACTGCTACCGAGCCACAAGCCAGAAAGGCTTATGAGTTTCTCAAAGACGTAGAGGTCGAGGAAATTGGCTTTGTAGACCATCCAATAATTGCCGGCACAGGCGCAAGTCCTGACGGGTTGGTCGGCACTGACGGAATGCTTGAAATCAAGTGCCCTAACACCAAGACCCATATTGACACGCTCCTGACACAGAAAGTGCCAAAGAAATACGATACACAGATGCAGTGGCAAATGTGTTGCGCTGGAAAGGATCGTCTCTGGACTGACTTTGTGTCCTTTGATCCTCGCCTGCCGCAGCATCTCAATATGTTTCTCAAGCGGGTCGAGCGCGACGACGAGCGCATTGCCGAGCTTGAAGGCATTGTGTCAGATTTTATTGACGAGATGAAAATCAAGATTAAGGCTCTGGAGGACTTGGCATGAGCAAGCATTACGTCTCAAACGACATCGTGCGCGGTGATTTGGTAAACCTGATCAATGGGCTCGACCTGGGAAAGAAGTGGATCATCGAAATAAAGCGCCAGACCAAGAAGCGGTCTACAGGTCAAAACTCTTGGCTCTGGGCTTGCCACAAGGTCGTCGCCGAGGACACTGGCAATTCGGTCGATGACATCCACGAGATCGTCAAAAAGGAATTGCTGCCAAAGAAATACATTGAATTTGATGGCGACGAGATCGAAGTCAACGGAAGCACAGCGGGACTGACCAGAGATCAGTGGAGCGAGTTTATGGTCGAATATGCCGCATGGGCAGCTCAATATGGTATCATGCTTCCACACCCGGAGGATCAGGGACGTGATTAGACTTAAACGCCGCAAAGCTAAAAAGTCGGGTCTAAACCCTTCGACCATCATCAAGTGCCCGTCGCACCTGAAGTGGGTCAGAGGTCACGAGTGCGCCATTGCAGACAAGCATGACTGTCAGGACAAGATTGAAGCTGCACACGTCAGGCGAGGCTCTGATGGATACATGGGCGGCAAACCGAGCGATACCTACGCAATTCCTCTCTGCTCAGAGGCACATCGTGAGCAACACGCCATCGGTGAGCAGTCTTTCGAAAAGAAGTACGGCATTAAGATGTTGGAGATTGCCAGCATGTTGGCTCACACGTCGCCGCACAGGGACAAATGGGATGCTAAATAAAATTCTATTCATATCAGCGTTTTTATTGGTTATTATTGCTGGCAAGTTTATATTGACGGCTGCTAACGACCGAGCAACGTACTATCAAGAATGTGGCGGTCAGTATTGTGCGCCATCCGAAACACCCTTGTTATTAGGTTCCTCCAGAACGTAGCAAGGGGATAGGGCGGCGGGTTTTTCCTCCCAAGTTCCCCGCCGCCCGCTTTTTTAGGAGAAGATCATGGATTGGTTATGGCTGATTTTAGATTTGTTATCGATATGAGAAGTTTTTGGGTTTGGCGCTGGTTATTTCCACGCCGCAAAAAGGGTGCCGCCGTGATTTCAAATTGCAGGTGGATGCCGCCGTGATTTCAAATTGCAGGTGGATTACACATTAATTTGTAAGGAGATATATTATGATGCCAACATGGTTACTCGTCCTCGCGAGTTTAAATCTGTACATTATTGATGCTCATGACCAACTTGGCGGCTGTCAAAAACTGCTACAGAAATATCAGAAATTGAACCCAAAGATACAGATGCTATGTGTCCATAAAGACGATCACAGCCGACTTGTAAAACGTGCTATCAAAGCGGCGAAGTTGAAATGATGGATCTAATAACAAAACTGCGAACCAAGGATTTCAACGCTAAAAAAACTTGTGTAGAAGCAGCAGACGAGATAGATCGCCTCAAGAAAGCACTTGCCTCACAAACCACACTAGTAGAAAAGCAGTACACCATGATTGCTAGGCTGCAAGCGAAGGTCGCGACTACCCAGTAAAACGCTGTAGGATATGACCTACCAGTACACCCGCCGAGAAGATAGCAGTCGCCGCCCATGGGAAATTACTCGCGACGAATTTCAGATTGTTCTTGATACTATTTAAAGTCATTATCTGGTCCTTTCATAAATGATTCATCTGTTTTTTAACCCCGGTGGAGCGAACGCACGGTCGCCAAACCACCAAGTAATCGCCGTCGTTGAAGCAAAAAATAGTGAGTACACCATATATTTGAGCAAGTCTTTTAATTCTGCCTCACTAAATAACGTCAGCCAAATACTACCAGATTCCTTGGCGGTAAAAGCACTCCAGATCAGTACAAAAATCGTGAAGCTGATAGCCACCAGCAGGGTGGTTAAGAAGGGGCGGAACAGGCTCTTAACACCGCTGACGAATCCACCATCAGATGTCAGCGCCATGTCGTGTTGCATAGATGTCGTCAGCCCCGCCCAGGCTCCCGCTGTCCCCGCTAACTCCACAGCTCCTTCAATTTCCTGAATTGTCTGATCCATATTGAGTTTGCGAGCTTCGATGTCCATCGCAAACTTTTCTTTCTCCCACTCCCGATCTTGCTTTTTCTGCCACATTTTCATACCAACACCCGCCAATGAGCCTATCAAACCAAACAGACCCCCAGATGCGACCGACAACCCTCCGCCGATTAAGCTACCAATCCATTCCATCTCTTTTTCCCTTCTTTGCTAAACCATCGGCGTGCTGGTCTGGTATCGCAGTGCAAGAACGTCGCATAAAATCCGAAAGTTGAGAAACCTGCTGCTTTTGCGGCACCAAGAAGATTTCCAGGTTCGTGTCCGTGGAGGCTAATGTCAAATGCGATTTTGAGATGCTGGCTTCTGACTGCACCCCCACACAAATTATTGTGGAATACAGAGCGGTGAGCGCTGTTAATATGTAATGGCCGATTGAGATCAGCGCGAGTGCGCTGCAAAAAATCGATAGCCATAGGCCACATATAAAATTCTCCAGTGCGACTGCAAGCCAATTCCTTCGCTGAAAAATTGGGCCATCTTTCTTCAGCCCAGGGAGCCAGGGAGTAGTGTTCATAGATCATCTCCTTCAGCAGGGTTTTGCTGCTAATGTCGCGGAGCTTCCGTTTGCATTGCGCTGCTTAAAGAAAATTCTACTTCCAGTGGCTTTGACCTTGAAGCCCAAAGGAGCCATAGCATACCGTTCTCCAGTAACAACATGACAACCAATATACTCAAAATTAGCACTAGAGTATTTAGGTAGGTCATTAAAATGCCTGTCCCATAATTGGCCTGGAGCGCAAGAAGCGCACCCTATTGAAGCGCACAGCAGCAACGAAACTTTAGCTACATTATAAATCATCACTCAGCTCCTTAAGGTGCCAAATAACATTTTCGACCATAGTGCCGGATTGAAAAACACAGGTTATCCCGCGTGGCGTGGTCGATGCCAAAGACCATGACGTATTGCCCGCGTTTCTCCATACCTCAATAACATTTCCGTCGTGGGTCAGCAGCCTAAGCGTCACCGCCTCACGATATTCTTTCGCCAGCGCATACCGCATTTGCTGGCTAACCGCGCAGGATGAATTGGCAGCAGACGCTGGCGTTGAAAATAGGACAACAATTATAAGAACTAAGAAATACCTCATTTTTTAGCCTCTAGCGTAGTAATTCGGTTGCCGTCCTTGTCTAACTCAGTCCAGATATCTTTAATAGCATCGTCGGTTTTCTCCGATCTAGCAAAAAGAGCAGCTTCCAGCCTGTCGAGACGACTAGTTGTAGACTTGATGGTAACTTCTGACTGATTTTGATATCTAAGTAAATCTGAAATGTGAGCTTGGATTCTTGCCACAGTTAGACACATAGAATTTAGCTTGGTCTGCATCCGCACGATCAAACCCGTTATAGCAACCAGTGCTATAATTAGGGGCCAAGCTAATTTAAGGAAGGTTAAGATTTCCATATCTACCTAGCCCGAGCTTGGCTTACACCTTCGCCACCGAATGGGTGTTCTGCCCATGCTATATAGTTATATGCCTCAGAGTTATTTGGTAAGTTAGAAGCAATTCTAATTTTAAAACCATTAGATAAAAAATCTATACCACTTATAGCTTCTTCACCAGCCCCAGAATCAACGTTAAAAGATTCAGTTACGGGATTATAATCAGCGACTCTCTTGCTATCTATTAACTTAAAGTTATGGGTAGTCGTTGTTTCCCAAACCAAAAACATAGCTGGCTGGAACCCTAGGTAGATAAAAGGCCCATTAGCAGCACTATTCCCAGTGTATTGCCCTATCTTACAAAAACCAGGCACCTCTGCCCAACAATAGGCTACGTATGTGTCCCCACTGGCATTGACATCATCATGTGTCCCAATACTAAATACCGAAGAGGTTGGGGCTGTATCATTCCACACAGTAGCATTATCAACCCTTGCTCCTGTAGTGTCCATTAAAACGTAGTAATCTTCTGGGGCAGTAGCGTCTGTGTTTTGATGATATATAAACCAACTACCAGCATCATTAGCTCTTTCTTTAACCATGACAAAAGCGGGAGCAACTCCTAGGCCATGCCCGATGGTTGCTGCACTACCTGTCCCAGTGTAGGTGGATATAGAGAAGCCTTGTGTAGCGCCTACAGAGGTAGTTGTCGTGTTAATTGAGCCATCTGTATTACTCGCCCCCGCACCCCCTTGGGTGTTCCAGCAGTAAGCTGCTTGTGGGGATGAGGAGGTATTGTAAGCAGCGTCATCCCCTATTGTGAAGCCATCAGTCCCAAAGACTGACACTCCCTCTGCTACTGTACTCTCTACCGTGCTGTCTTCACCTACTAATTCCTTTGTAGCTCCACGTGTAACATCTGTTATTGCATGTTGAGAGGTGGTGTCTCTGTCCTTAACCCAAACAAGATCAGGCTTTAGTGTGGAGTTACCGCCAAGTACAACAGCCTGTCCACCAGAGCCAATAGCTGTACCATTACCTGTGTAAAGTTTTGATTGGAAATAAGCACTAGAGTCTGGAATTGCTGGTGCTGGTAGGTTGCCAGTGTGTAAGTGCTTGAAATTGGTTGGCATACGAGAGGAAAACCCAAGTTGCCCACAATTTAAACTATCCGGCTCACCCCCAAAGGTATGGCACATTGGAAAATAGTTACCGGATAAGCCTGTGAACGCTGCATAAGTAGAGTTGCCAGCAGAGATATCTGTTTCAACAGTAGCACTTGAGGCGGCACCAGCAGGATCAATCCAACTATCGTTCAGCGAGAACCAGATATACCCATTATCTAAATCCACAGCGACTCCAATTACATCGGTACCGACTTGCGCCCCGCCATCATAGGCTGCTGTTGATGTAGCATCTAATAATCGACCACTGTTTCCCCCATAATAAGCGTAGGCTTCTGCTCCACCTCCATAAGAGGCAAAACCTCCTGCTTCTGTAGCGTCAATTAAATCAGCAGAATGGACAACATCCTCGTGAACTATGCCTGGACAAGAAGCTGCACCCCCCACTGTAATTTCAAAGTAATATTTTCCACTTCCAGGCATAGCTAATGTGCCAAAAGCTGCTCTGTCTCCTGTAGAGCTATCAGCAGTTAAATTACCATTACTATATACCCAATTAGCGTTGGGGTTTAACGGGTTCCAAGTGCAGTAATTCCCCACATCATTATCAGCATCATCCGTTGGGCTATCAGTTGTTTGGTCGTTAGCTGCAAGGTTTGTGGCTGTCCAATCTGAGCCACTACCAGAATTTGTACCTAAAGCTGATGAATCTGAAAATGTTAAGTAGTGCTCACCTGATGTAGCTTCGATAGGAACTAAGTTTCCATTTATGCCGTCTTCTGCAAAATTGGTCACAGCATCAGTACCGCTTTTTAGATGCACCTCTGCAACATAGCCGTCGAAATCATCGAACAATTTAGCATTAGATAAGTTTGTGGTAGTCACTGCACCATGACTAACGCCATTAAAAAACAATCCATTGTTAGATACATGCACATGGCACCACGCAGAAGGATCACGAAACAATGCTGTTGATGAAGTTCCCTCAGCTTCTAATGTGTCATTAGCATTAAAGTGAACTTCCGCATCTGTACCAAGAATATTATTTAACGATGTTATCTCACATCTCTTTATCCAGCAAGATAGTGTCCAAGGAGCATTAAGAGT